CATATTGACACCGGGACGCTCGGTCGCGAACTGCTCGAAACTGTCACCGTTTTTCATCACCTTTACGCCAGATCCAAAGACCTGCTCGTAGTAATTCTCGGCGGTGTTGACGCTTGCTCCAGCAGTACCAGCGCGGAGGTTGCTGGCTTGGACTTCGCCAGCGTCAGTCTTAACGATCTGAGCGACAGAAGCACCGAGCTTACACGCTTCCATCTCCAGCTTTTGCAGATCATCAAGATCATGCAGATCGTTGATAACCGCCGAGACAAACGGAAGACCTCTAAGTTGACCGGGACGATTCGGTTCGTAGATATGTACAACCGAGTCAGAGGGAATGGAGCGAACATCAGTCAGGTTACCCTGAGTCTTTTCCGCTCCGATAAAATAGGATATCGCTCGTCCGGTACGAGGATCAAATCGGATACCATCAAAGACAGTCTCATCTGCTTGCATCCCTGCTGGGGTCGCAATGGATTGAGCTTCGATTAACTGCAACCGAGGTTTGCCGGTCTCTCCTTTGGTCAACAACAAGAACGACTCGCCATCGTAGAACCAACCGCGAGCGGCTTGTCCCATTAAAGTGCTAAAAGATTGACGAGAACCGATATCGGGATAACGGCTCCAGATATCAAACCACTTCTTAGCTTTAAGATTCCAAGCGGAGTCGCTTGAGGCTGGTTGAACCGAGAAGCTAGAGCCAACAGTGTAGCTCTCAAACAGATCACCAAGCCTATTGAGAACAGCGTTGTTTTGCTCGAAAAAGCGAGACTTGCGGACAATAGCTTGGCGGGTCGAACTGGTAACATCAAACCGCGCGGAAGTGTAAGACGTATCGAGATACGAACGACGCAACGACTGACCGGCTCCTTCGTATTTGTTAACGGGAGCAGGAAACAGCTTGTTCGCTATGTTTTGTAGGAATCCCATTAGCTCATCCGAGTTGTGGCTTCACGCCGAAACTGCGTGAAATCCCCATAATACCGAGTGGTTGAAACCAGAACGGCGGTCAGCATCTTGTTGTAAATCTGGAGATCGGTGGGACTAGGGATGCCATCTCCAGAAAGAAGCGTCACAGCGTAATCGTAATCGGTTAGCAGAGACTCCCACATTTGGAGCATCTCGATTGGAGCAGCAGTCCCCTTACCGGGTTCAGCGAACTCAACGGAAACGTCAGAGCTAGAAGTACTGCGGACCACATTCCCGCTCTCCATCGAGTTAGCGGAAACAGTCAGCTTTGCCGTCAAAGCCTCAAGCAATGTCAAAGCAGCTTTGCTCGCGTAGGTCGTACGCAAGTAACTCCGCTTAGTTGCTACGGTGTAGGTGAACACTTGGGCGGACTATCAACAGAGCCGCAAGTTTGTCAACCACTAGAATTTTCTGAGGTACTGGAAGTCAGGTCTCCCCATAACATAACCATCGCCAATTGCATGATCTCACAATCGTGCAAATGGTCCGGCCAACGAGTGTTTCGTTTGAACCACAAGTGTTTAATCCTACCGGAGCGGTTAGCTGTTGGCTTGAGAAGATGGCTGTCCAGATGCTTCCAATAGGTATCAGAATCGCTCGCAAAGGCTCCCTCAACGTCGAGTGGAGCAGGGAGGCTACAAACACTCCATTGATGGGTTTCGCTTCCCTTACGGAGCCGTTGCAGCACCTCACGCATATGCTCGGTGTCGAAAACCAACAACGGTTGCACAGCGTCAGTCCGCATCGAGGTTGACGTTGTAATTCCAAAGGGATGTATGGAGCCGGTCTTGCTGGTAAATCTGGCTCCAGTCTCGCGTCCTTTCATCGGCAACCAGCCTATTAACATTGGCTTTCGGAGACCTCCCTCTGGCGGATAGCGGAGACCGCAGGGATAGTTTATCGGGCTTGCGCTGCTCTGCGAGAACTCCGCACAAGCATCGTACACCGCTTGAGTGTTATAGCCGGAATCAACACCGACATCCATATCGTGGACGTTGTATTGGAGTTGTATCCTGCGGAGTGCGGCAAAATCATCTGCGTGACCGGCTCCAACGAGTCGAGAGTTGCCTTTGCTCCACTCGCGGCAGACCCACCAGAGAAACGGAGCGGCAGCTTGTACGTCAGCGGTCAGGTAGCGTCTAGCTTCAGGGATTCCCGCATCAGAAACAATCTCGACTCGGTCCTGTTGGGTCTCTTGGTTTTCCCACGGTTCCGCGAGCATACCGTTGATAAAACCCTGCAATCCCATCATCGAGGATTTCGCCTCCAAGAACGCGACGGCAAGATTTCCCCAAGTGCATTTTCGGTCTGGGGAATACAGCGAAGAAAGATGGTAGGACCTTACGCTTGGAAGGCTGGCTTTATTTTCCGAGATCCACTTGCCGTGACGTAACGCTGCGACCTTTTGACTGTCAGATATCTTTCCCTGACAGAGTTGACAGACGTAATGGGCGGTGGTGCGGATGCGCTGCCAGTCGGGTCGCCCATCCTCAAGCTTCTCGTTTTCCCAAGTGACTTGTCGCCACTCCAGCTTGATATGCTCTCTGCAATACGGGCAGGGAATGTAATACCTCCGTTGGTCCCCTCTCAAGTAACGCTGCCAGATTCTCCCCTCGGAGGTTGTGGGAGTGCTAGTAAAGAACGCTTTTGAACTGGAGAACGCTTTGAGTCTCTGCTCGGCAAGATCCAGAGCGTCGGCTTCTTTTGCCGTAGCGTCTGCGAATTTGTCCACCTCATCTGCGACCAAGATTCTGACGGGACGAGACGCTAGATTTGCTGGTGAGTTACTCCCGACAAAAGTCAGGGTACAGCGGTCGAATTGCTGCTCCAGATTGGTGATCTGGTCTTTGTCGGTTGGGTATCGCGCAATCATTGCCGGTGAGTCTTCCAGCATGGGGAGCCAGCGCGACTTGCTAAAGCTGCGAGCCAGATTCTCGCTCGGCATCAGCCACAACGCAGGAGACGGCTCTACGTCAATGGACCAAGCGAGACCGGCCATTAGAGTGGTAGTCTTACTAGTCTGAGATCCCCAACACAACGTCACCTCGGAGACCGCTGGATCTTTCCAACATTCAAGCGGCTCCCTGCAATATGGTCTGACCGCCGTAGAGAAGGGACCGGGATGCTCGGTCTGCCGTTGACTCAGTGTAATATTAGACTCGGCCCACTCGACAACAGACTGCCGTGGAGTTGGTCGCCACAATTGTCGGCGGAACTCTAGGATTTCAAGCTCTAGGTCTGTCATCAGAAGAGTTGGTTCATCTTATATTGCATAGCGGTCGCCATATTGATTAACGCCATTCGGTCTTTTGCTCCGTTAACGAGACGATCTTCCACCTTATGGTTTGCGGCCCAAGACGCATTGCGGTTGAAGATCTCAACCATCATAACAATGTTATCATCCAATAGGTGAAGCACTCCGTAGAACGGGAGCTTTGTACGTCTTGTGACTTCCAGAGCCGCTTGGATCTTAGACCAAGAGATCATCCATTCATTTCCAAATGTGGTCTGGAGCTTGTGCAATCCGTAGCTACGAGTTTTGACCTCATAGATTCCGGTGATGATCCCTTTAGCCGGATCGAAGATAAAGCCGTCAATGCGGGATGGCTCTTGGTCTGATATTGAGAGGAACTCTAGGCCGGTCTGACGCTCGATTGCTTTGATCGCGATCCGGTTTTGCCGTAGCGATTCTATTCCCGCTGGCTTCTGGCAGTTTAAGATTTCCATTAAACCTTTTCTAGAACCGCTTTCTTGCCAGTGAAGTCTTCCCAACGCTTAATGGTTACGTCGCAGTACTTTGGCTCTAACTCCATCAGACGCGCATTTTTTCTTACTTTTTCGCAAGCAATCAAAGTGCTTCCTGAGCCTCCAAATCCATCAAAGACCAACTTTCGATTTGGGTGGTCTTCAAGTGCCATTTCAATTAACTCAACTGGCTTCATTGTAGGATGCGTTGTGTTTCTTTGCCTCTTTAGTTGCCAAACATCCCCACGAACAGTGGACTGCCCTCCAAACGGTCCATGGTAAAATATGATTTCGTGCTGTTTGTAATAAAGGTCAAGATTCTGCGCTCTATTGATTTTGTCCCATACTATCATTGCTTTTGCTGGTTTTTCTATCTCCAGCAAAACTTGCTTAAATAAATGCGAATACTGCCAAGAGCAGCATACATACATAACTTCGCATGGAACAATGGTTGAACGCAGAAAATCTATAAAATCGCTTTCACTCATTTTATCATTTTCGATTTTGTCAAACTTTGAAGCCATGTCTTTATAGCCAATGTTGTATGGGGGATCGGTAAAAACTAACTCTGGATTTTTCCCATCCATTAATCGTTCTACATTAAGAGGGTTGCTGCTATCCCCGCACATCAGTCGGTGATTCCCTAGAACCCAAATGTCTCCAAGCTTAGTGACTGGCTCAACGGGAGGTTCTGGGATTTCATCTGGATCGGTTTGTCCCTCGATGATTTCCGAGTTTAAGAGAGCGTTAAGCTCGTCATCTGAAAATCCGGTCAGATCGGTGTTGAATCCTTCCTCTTGCAGAGTGAGCAATTCGGCTTTTAGCATCTCATCGTCCCATCCAGCGTTGAGAGCCAGCTTGTTGTCAGCGATCACGTAAGCCCTAATCTGTGATGGGCTTAAGTGTTGAAGACGCAGACACGGGACTTCCGCTAGTCCAACTTTCTTTGCAGCCATTACTCGACCGTGACCGGCAATGATGGTCCCGTTGGAATCGATGAGAACTGGATTGGTAAATCCAAACTCACGAATTGAGGCTGCGATTTGGGTTACTTGCTCGTCGGAGTGAGTCCTAGAGTTGCGAGCGTACGGTATCAGATCGGATACTGGCAGTGATTCAATTTGGTTCATTTCCAAGGATCGGTTAGGTGCAGAGTTTTGAGACATACTTCTTGGACCCAACGCTCTAACTCCCGCTCGGCGTGTTCTGGGTCGTGCGGAGCAATGCGGCCAGCGAGTTGCTTGGGCATGGATTTCAATAGTTGAGCGACCGCTCCATCGTGATCTTGCATCACTTTCTTGACCCAAGATCCAGAGACCATCGTTCGCTCCTTCTCAGCTAACGCGATTACATCTTGCCGCGCGTTGATGAGGTTCTTTGCGGCAGATGCGTGAACCGTGACCATACGTCCAGCGTCCATTGTCTTGTTGCGTAGGGCTTGGACCGCCAAACCATACGACGCTCGCTCAATCTGCTTCTGCCGCTCGTAAGCTCCCGCTGGAGTGTCCAGAGTTACGAGTGATGCATTGACCGCAGTTGCGGCTTCAGGAGGTCTGTACGGCCCTTCAGTGATAGATTGCGCGGCTTCATTGAAGACGGCTTCTTGTTGATGGATTGCTGCCATCCGCTGGAGCGTCGATGGTCTACCTCCAATCCCTTTGCGCGATCCCCTCCAAGCGTCTGCCTCCTCTGGGGAGGTCAACGGCATCCCTGCTGCGGTCAGTTGCGAAACCCTGCCTTTGGTTAAACCACTGTGTTTGACGTACTCGGTTTGATTCATCGCAGTTGAATTGGGAGGTTCTCGGGCTTCATCTTGACCAGTTCTTCAAGACCTCGGGTAACGGTTTTGTAAACCGATTTCTTGGGATCGGGACAGTAGAAGATCGCCACTTGGTCGATGGTGAACGATCCGCTTTTGATGCGGTCCAGATGCCACTTGAGCGTTGAGTGTCCAATGTTGAGGAGTAGGTAGTCGGTAGCTAGTGACATAGGGTTTGTACTACAATAG